ACATGGCGAAGCCAAGGTTGTCTATCAGGCTGGCGATTGTTTCCATCCCTGTTAGGAAGGTCATAAACTACTTAATACTATACTATAGTTCAGTATTACTCTATAAGTACACTACAGTATATATACACTATAGTTTACTCTACTATAGAGTAGTTTATTTATATATACTCTGGTATATATACTCTATAGAGTATTTTACTGTACTGTACTAGAGACCACGGGTATTTTACTGTACTCCAGCAGGTAAGTCAGGTATATTTACCAGACTGGTATTGTAGTTCTGTAGGGTACCCTAGATCCCCCAAATTACTCCTCCAGCGCACAACAATACCCATACACGCTACACAATAAAAATTTTGCAGTTATAAGCAGGTTTTGTGTGGTATAATCGACCTGTAGCGGTAATTTAGTTTCATCACAAGAAACGCTTTACTGTATACCAGACCTTCATAGACGCTCTGTATTGAAAGAAGTTACTCGAAGGGGTACAAATATACCTGTTTCACAAAGAGGATAGCTTAGAGAGCGGGAAAAGTGGCTTAAAAGCAAAATCAGGGGTAGCCTTTGAGGTGTATTTGGGATTGCCGATGAAAGAGGGTGTGTTTTGACAGCGTAGAGTAAGTTGCTATTATATTTACTTAAGGGGGGATAATAACTGACTTGTAGAGAGTGTTTATGGTTCAATGCAGTGTCGGGTAAGTGTGAAGCACCTGTCCCTCAGTGGGTACCTGCAAGTGTTTGGAGTAACGCTAGTGGAGTAGGGAATAATTATGCTGATTACTGTACTTTGTTCAGGACAGGGGAGGTAAAAGATGAGTGAGCCTAATGTCAGGAAACATAAGCTCTCCGGAAGGCTGAATAAAAACACCAAGTCAAAGCCCAAATATGAACTTTGGGTTGAATTGGAGGTGTCTAAGGATGCCAAAAGGTTACGAGAAGATGAGAGATAAATTTATTAAAGAGGGGTTATCAAAAGAGGCTGCACAGAAGAAAGCGGCACGTATCTGGAACAGTCAGCACCCGAATAGCCCTGTAGGCAAGGGTGAAAAGAAAAAGGGGAGGTGACCCGGATGATCCTTGAAGGACCCGTATGGAGTCAGATACTTAAGGCTGTCCTGGCTTTGACTTTTATAGGCGCATTTTTCGCTTTTATGAAATATCGCAAGGATGGTGAATGGTTCTGGAAGAAAAGACAGTAAACCACATGGAATACGTAATTCAGATGCCGGAGCATGTGCAAAAGTACTTCGACTACTACTATGCTCTCGGCCCTAAAAGAAGTATCAACAAAGTCCACAAGGATATGGGCGGAGTATCCTATCCCACTATACTGAACTGGTCTAAAAAATATAACTGGGACGCACGTATAGCGAGGGAGCTTAACAACATCGTCACCCCTGATGGTGAAATAGTCCAGCAGATAGACTCCAGCTCCCTTAACAGGCAAACGCTTAAAACCATAGACAACATCATCAAAAGCATTCAGAAGCGCCCGGAGAAGACCGAAAAAGACGCTGCTTCGCTGTATAAGCTCATAGACCTGAGGGCTAAAATCGCAGAAAAGATAGACGAAGCCGAAGAAAAGGACCGCCTGAAAGCCGCAAGGGACTTTGTCGAGAAGATGGTAGTCCAGCTGGAGGAAGAGCTTGAGGAAATTAACGTGGTTAAAGCCTAAGCTGAAGGCCAAGTATTTTTATCTTAAACTCTTCAAGCAAATACGGGAGCTCGACAATGACCGCCTGGCCATAGAGGCTATAAGAGCCATTTGTCGCAGTGACCTCTTTTTTCTCTTGGTCTATGTCCTCGGACGTAAGGATATAGACAAGCCTCCAAGAGCTACCTTCAACCAGGACTGGGGCTTCGAGCGGTGCCGGGAAGTGCAGGACGAACCTAACGGGTACCTCGACCTATGGGCCCGCGAACATTACAAAAGCTCCATAATCACCTTCGGATTGACTATCCAGGAAATATTAAATAATCCTGATATAACCATAGCGATATTCTCCCACAAGCGTGAGATAGCGCAAGGCTTCCTGCAACAGATAAAACGTGAACTGGAATCCAACGAATTCCTCAAACAACTGTTCCCTGATGTGCTTTATGAGAACCCTAAGAGAGATTCCCCTAAATGGACAAACGACGCCATACTCGTCAAGCGTGAGAAAAACCCCAAAGAAGCCACCGTGGAAGCGTGGGGGTTGGTCGATAACCAACCTACCAGCAGGCACTTTGACCTTATGGTATACGACGACGTCGTGACACGTGAAAGCGTAAGCACGACGGAAATGGTGGAAAAGACCACTTCAGCATGGGCCGACTCGCTCAACCTGTCGAAGGCGGGGGGTAAAATACGCTACATAGGCACAAGGTGGGCACTGATGGATACGTACAGGGAAATCATCAAAAGGTCAGCTGCGAAACCGAGGGTATACCCCGGAGTGCTCCCTGACGGGACACCTGTCTACTGGGACAGAAAAGAGCTTGCGAAAAAGAAAGAGACCATGGGTCCGCATACGTTTGCATGCCAGATCCTTCTTAATCCGTCGGCGGCCGTAGAATCGTCCTTCAGACTCGAATGGCTCAAATTCTGGGATCCCGACCCGGTTACCGGAAACTACAACACAGAGGGACTTAATGTATACATTGTCGTAGATCCTGCTGGGACGAAGAAAAAGGACCGGGACTACACAGTGATGATTGTCTTCGGCGTAGGGTCCGACGAAGTGTACCGCGTCATAGATATGGTCAGGGACAAGCTGAACCTTGAAGAGCGAACAAGCACACTTTTCTCGCTGGTGAAAAAATATCGGCCTATTCTTGTGGGATACGAACAATACTCCATGCAGGCGGATATAGAACACATCCAGTATGTCCAGAACAAGGTGAATTTCGTATTCAACATCATCCCGCTAAGCCTCAAGGTAGCAAAAGCAGAACGTATAGCGTGGCTTATCTCGCCCTTCAAGGAAGGACGTGTATTGCTTCCGAGGTCGATAATCAAGCGCAACTGGGAAGGTATCGAAGTAGATGTCGTAAAACAATTCATCGAGGAAGAATACTCTGTCTACCTGCCTAATATTCAAATGCATGACGATATGCTTGACTGCATGGCTAACATGTTCCATCCAGACCTTGGCGTAAGTCCGCCGATAGAGTATACTGATATACAACATGAAGTTATAAATAACTTTGACCCTTTTCGAAATGAGCTTTATCTGGTATAATCTGGTACAATTAAAGAGATATTACAAGAGGGGGTAATCTATATGAGTATTGGGCCTATACTTCCATGGTTGACCGGTGCTGCGGCTGTAGCCTCTACTGTTTCCGCACTGGACAAGCCAAGTACTCCAAAACCGCCTTCAGCTGCCGAGATAGCCAAGGAACAAACAAAACAACAGCAAAAAATGGAAGAAGCAGCTGTCCTTCATCCTGAGATAACACAGAGTGAGGCTACCATAGAAAGTGCAGAAGCGCAGCGGAGAGCCGCTATACAGGAGGCACGCAGGAGAGGCGGATATATGTCGACTCTTTTGACACCGGGCGGAGGTCTGATGGGAGGAGCTACTGTTTCCAGGAAGACCCTGTTGGGGGCGTAGGTGGTGGAAGATCGATCCTTCAAGTTGATTATTGAACGATACGAGAACCTGAAGAATTACCGTATCCCGTGGATGACTCACTGGGATGATGTCTCCAGATACATTATCCCGGTGGAAAATATTTACCCAAAAGCACGTGGCGGGAAAAGGCATACGAACATTTACGACTCCACGGCTACCAGAGCCCTGTACAGGCTCGCAGCCACTCTCCATTCGATGCTTACCAACCCCTCTCAACTATGGCTTTCACTGAAGATACAACCGTGGGAACTGGCGCAATACAACGAAGTCCAGAGATGGGTACAGTCATGCGAGGATATATGTCTCGAAGCCATAAACTCCAGCAATTTCCACATGAAGGCCCAGGAATTTTATTTGAGCCTTATAGCTTTCGGGACGGCGATACTGTTTCTGGACAGCAACGAAGATCCTAACCAGCCGGATATAGTGTTCCATTGCCTGCCAGTGTCTCAATGTGTCATAGCCGAAAATGAGCATGGCTTTGTGGATGTCCTGTTCAGGGAATTCTCATTGTCGGCAAGGAATGTAGTCAGGCAATTCGGGGAAAAGGCATGCAACAAGGCAATACTCGAAAAAGCCGAGAAATATCCTGATGAAGAAATCAAAATACTGCATGCAATATTCCCGAAAGACGACTACAACAAGTTTAACAAACTGGACAAACCTTATGCTTCAGTGTGGCTTGCTCTCGACTGGAAACATGTATTGAAAGAGGCCGGTTATTACGAGTTTCCGGCTTTCGTGACCAGATGGGCTACCGCCCCGGGAGAGATATTCGGACGAGGACCGGGCATGGAGGCCCTCCCGGATGTAAAGACCATCAACAGCATGACGAAATCCGTACTGGAGGCTTCTTCTAAAATCATCAATCCTCCGCTTGATGTGGAATTCAAGTCATACCTGACGGAATTGAACGCCACTCCGGGGGCTATCAACACAAGGGCCAAGGGTGCGGAGAGGATACAACCACTGTATGTGGTGGATGGCCAGACCATACCCATTACCGAGCACCTTATAACCGGGGTCAAACAGTCAATCAACGAGACATTTTACTATGATGCGATATCGCTGGTCAGGGCGGACAGAATGACAGCTACGGAAGTCATGCAGCGTGTTGAAGAGAATATAAGGGTGCTGGGGCCTACTTATTCACGGCTTGTGCATGAATACCTGGAACCCTTGACGAAGAGGGTGATAGGCATTATGGCAAGAAAGAACAAACTGCCTGAAATGCCATCGATACTTCAAAGATATGGAGGCCCCGTCAAGGTGGAATTCATGTCTCCCATGAGCAGGGCGCAAAGAATGAGCGATGTCGCCGCAATACAGAGAGCACTTTCGTTCGTATCCGTACTTGCTCAGGTGAATCCTGAAATGCTTGACGTATTCGACTTCGATGAAACAGCAAGGCATGTGGCCGACATAACAGGCGTACCAGCGAGGCTTCTGAGAAACAGGGACGACGTGGAAGCCATAAGGCAGGCCAGGGCGCAGGCGCAAGCGATGCAGCAGCAGATGCAGTTGATGAAAGATGCCGCAGAAGTGGGGAAAACCGCTTCGCAGATAGAGATGTGAGGGTAGCTGAATGAAAAAAGATCTTGAGGACCTGAAACATGAATATCAGATGGTATTTACAAGCAAGGAAGGCGGTGATGTGTTAAAGGACTTGAAGTCAGTGTGTTATTATGGATTCTCGCCTTATGTGCATGATTCCATGAGGGAGACAGACAGGCGGATAGCGAAGCAGGAGGTATTTCAGTACATAGCGGATATGCTGGGTGAGGAGACGTTCAAAAAATTACAGACGGAGGTTTTGAATAATGACTGAAGATTTCGGTCCCGAATACGGGGCACCCGAAACAGAAACACAGGAACAGACTACTACCGAAGCTGCGTCCTCTCAAGAGGAGACCGGAGCTTGGTGGGAGAGCTTGCCTGACGACCTCAAATCTGAACCTACCGTGCAGAGGTATAAAAGCACGGAGGATGCAATAAGAGGTTTGGTCAATGCCAATAAGCTGATAGGCAAAAAAAGAATTGCCATGCCGACTCCCGATGCTCCGAAAGAGGAGTGGGATGAATTCTATCGGGCTATCGGCAGGCCGGAAAGCCCTGATGGGTACAAGATCAACATAGAAGACGCTGATGAGGATATATTGAATGAATTCAAGAGATTGGCCCATGAAAAGGGATTCACTCAACAGCAGATAGAAGGTATCGAAAAATTCTGGGAAGGGTTCCGGCAGAAAACTGCCGAGAAAGTAGAACAGCAGATCGAGCAATTGAAGGAAACGGCATTGACCGAGTTACAAAAAGAATGGGGTAACAATTTCGATACTGAAATCGAAACAGCGAGAAAAGCCGTCGAAACGCTATGTGACGATGAACAAAAACAACTATTGAATGCAGGACTTGGTAACGATCCGAGGGTCATCAGATTGTTCAACCGTATAGGTAAAATGCTTGGCGAAGACAAGCTGTCTTCAGTAATAGGCAAAGGTGGATTCACCATAGATGCCAAGAGCGAGCTCGCAAAACTGAAGAATGACCCCAAGTTCATTAAAGCCCTGCAAGACTCGATGAACCCCGAACACGACGAAGCTGTGAAGAAGTTCAAGCGACTCCACGAAATAGCGTTTGGCGAATAGATAGTCGGGTACCCGTAAGGTCCGGCGCACCGGTTTTTATCAGGTCCCTGCAAAGGGATACCCTGTAAGTGTAACGAAATATTAATCAAAGGGAGCTGATAAAAATGTCCATGCAGATTACGACTGCAATGGTGCAGGAATATAAGTCGGGCATAGAAATTCTTTACCAGCAGAAACGAAGCAAACTTCGTGAAGCTGTAAGGGTAGAGCCCGTTGAAGGTAAGTACGCTTTCTTCGACCAGATAGCGTCGGTGGAAGCGAAGAACAAAACGACCAGGCATGCTGACCTGGAAGTCGTAAGCACGCCGCACAAAAGGCGTCGTGTTGCGCCGGTAGACAAGTACGTAGCTGACTATATCGATCAGGAGGATTTGTACAAAATCCTCAACAACCCCACCAATGCCTATGCGATGAACTTTGCGATGGCGTTGAATAGGGCTATCGATAAGGAGATAATTTCGGCTGCGCTCGGTAATGCGTATACCGGTGAAACCGGGTCAGTGCTTGTACCGTTCGATGATGCCAATATGACGGTCGCAGTTACTGTTGGAGATAGCACTGCAACCGGGATGAATCTGGGCAAGCTTCGTGCGGCCAAGGAAATACTGGATGAAAACGAAGCACCGGACGATGAACGGTATATAGTCATCGCTCCGAAGCAGTTGATGGAGCTTCTGGCTACTACGGAAGTCACTTCGGCTGACTATAACACCGTGAAAGCCCTTGTGGCAGGCGATCTCGACACATTCCTTGGATTCAAGTTTATCAAGAGCAACAAGCTAAGCACTGATGCGAACCAATACCGTGAATGCCTGTTCTGGCACAAGAACGCCCTTCTTCTCGGTATCGGTCGGGAGATAGGTGCTTCGATAGATCCTGTTCCTCAGAAAGGGCAGTCCCTTCTCATTCAAGCGTGGCTTGGCATGGGCGCGACTCGTATGCAAGAAGAGGGCGTCGGCAAGATACTCTGCGCCGAGTCCTAGGGATTAGGCTATTAAGGGGGTGTTAAATAATGGCGACGGTATACGGAGTTAACAAGACCAAGTTTGATGGAGGCGATATCCTTGACCCTGGGACTTGGAACGCTAGGGTGAAGGTGTCGTTTGATGAATATGAGGCCAGCTCTTTGGCTGACGGGAGCACTATAGTTATGATGCCTGTTCCGAAGGGCGCAAAGATACTTGGAGGTAAGCTCTACTTTGATGCTCTCGGGGCTCTCACTACTTTGGCTGTGGGTGATGGGACAACCGCAGATAAATATTTGTCTGCGACTGACACGTCTACTGCTGGTTCTGCGGAGTTCGACAAAATAGACAACCTGTTTAAAGCCTTGAGCGCTACAGAGAATATAACTCTAACTCTTGCTGGCGGTGCTGCAACAGGCACCATAAAGCTGATGGTCATGTACGTGCTGGAATAACCTTAAAAGGCGGGGCTTCTGCCCCGCCTTTATTCAAGGTGGTGTTTTAAGTGGCAGAGCCTGTCTCTATATGCAACAGGGCTTTAATGTTTCTCGGTGTGAATAATATCATCTCTTTACAGGACGATACCAAGGAAGCCAGGGCGTGTTCCATGGTGTTTTATGAGTGCTTTTGGGAGTTCCTCGGTGAGGCCGACTGGTCTTTCGCTACAAAGACAAGGAAACTGACCGCTACAGGCGGAGCACCCGATGATACAGATTACACTTATGAATTCGATTTACCTATGGACTTCTTGAGGGCACTTCAGAATACACGTGAAACGATAAAGGAAACCATAAACTGGGAGATTGCCGGTGGCAAGATATATGCGAACGAGAATCCGATAACGTTGACCTATATCCACAGCACTATAACTGTTATGGATATGCAGGCCAAGGCAAGGGCTGCATTGGCCTACCTTATAGCCTCTCAGGTGGCTATAAGCCTTACCGGTAACCCGCAACTTGCGACACTTGCTTATGAGCTTTACCAGAAGACCTTGATAGACGTATTGGCCGCAGATGCAAGGACTAAAAAGTTCCAGCCCGAAATAAGGATACCCTTTACGGAAACAAGGTGGTAGCATGAGAATAATAGACCACTTTATGACTAACTTTACGGCAGGGGAATTATCCCCGAATATGATGGGAAGAACCGATGTAGAGCGATATTACAACGGTTGTTTTACCCTTGAGAATTTCATCGTCCTCCCTCAAGGTGGTCTTATCAGGCGCCCGGGGACAAGATTCGTCTCCGAAGTAAAGGACAGTTCAAAAAAGACAAGACTTATCCCCTTTATTTTCTCCAATGAGCAAAGCTATATCCTGGAATTCGGAGACCATTACATGCGTGTCTGCGCTAACGGCGGACATGTCGTACGCACTGTCGGAACCACTGATGCGTGGGTCAGTAGTACCGGATACAAGGCTTATGACTATGTGAATAATGGCGGGTTGGTTTATAGATGTATTCAAGACCATACGGCAGATAGCACCAACAGCCCGGGGTCAGGTATCAACTGGGAGACCTATTGGATACAGGATGATGTATATGAGATATATACTCCGTATGCAGATTATGATTTAGACCTGATTAAATATGCGCAATCAGCAGACGTATTGTTTCTCGTACATCCCGACTATCCTCCGCAAAAGCTGTCAAGGTACTGGCATGATGACTGGACTATCGAGGACCTTGAACCGAAATATGGGCCCTTCCTCGATGAAAATGTCAGCAAAGATCATTTGACTGTATCCAATACAGATGGAAAGAGAGGTTCCACCTGTACGGTTACCGCTTCAAGCGCACTGTTCTCTTCCGATGATATAGGCAGATGGATAAAGATACGATACACCGTAGAAGCAGAAAGTCTTTCTTCGGGACAGCAGACTGGCTCAGGCTCGCCATGGAGTTCAAGTTCATGGGAATGCGAAGGCGAATGGGAATTCAGGGCGACATTTTCCGGCACTACCGGCAAGTTATGGTATTTGCAGTTTTCCATCGACGGCGGGACTACATGGAAGAATTACTATGCAATAGATGACAGGATCAACACCACTATAGAGGGCAGTGCTGAACCTGAGGAATTGGGTTCTCAAAGTGGAGCACCAGTCAAATTCAGGATACACACAGATAATGCAACAAGCCAGATAACGTGGAATTTCAGGGTGAAACGTTCTTTTAAGAACGGCTTTATAAAGATAACGGATTATACATCATCAACAGTTGTTACCGGTACATTAATGAGTTCTCTCGACTGGATCGGCTTACCGGCATACAGCTGGGCTCTCGGAGCATGGAGTTACACCACCGGGTTCCCGAGAGGGATTACATTCCACGACGGCAGGCTTTGGTTTGGCGGAACCTATACGGCTCCGAACAGAATATGGGCGTCCAAGTCCGATGCTTATGATAACTTCGATGCAGGCGAGGGGAATGCCGATGATTCGTTGGACATACAGCCTATCGCAAGCGAAGTCAATACTGTAGTATGGATGGCTTCCAAGGGTAACCTGATTCTTGGTACTGCCGGTGATGAATGGATATTTGACGGGAGCAATATCACACCAGACAATCCGCCTGGATTAAGACGTGAGACCAACTTCGGGAGCGAGGACACTCAGGCTGTCGTAGCCAACGGTTATGCGGTGTTCATTCAATACGGAGGTAAGATACTGAGGAACATTCAGTATGACTGGGCCAGTGATACCTATTATGCCTTTGACCTGACCGTAATGAGTGACCATATAACCGGCAAAGGTATAAAGGGGCTTGCATATCTGAAATCCCCATGGTCATCTGTCTGGACCATAAGAGAAGACGGTCAATTGCTTGGTTTGACGTATACACCGGAACACAAGGTCTTTGCCTGGAGCAGGCATGTAATGTCGACCAAGGCGGGAAGCAGTGAAGTGGAAAGTGTGGCTGCGATACCGAATCAACTTTGGGTTGTCGTAAAAAGGACAATCAACGGTGTTACGAAGCGATACATAGAATATATCGAGGAGTGGGATGGTACCCTTGAAAACTCGGTATTCATGGACTGTGCCGCACAGTATTACGGAGCCCCGGTAACCGAAATATACGGCCTGTCCTACCTAGAAGGCGAAAAGGTGACGATAATCGCAGACGGGAAATATGCAGGAAACAAAACTGTTGTAAATGGAGCCATAAGCCTTGATACCGAAGCAAGCAATGTCTGGATAGGACTCAATTACACGAGCAAGTTAAAAACTATTAATGCAGAGCACGCCACGCCGCCGGATACCACTCACGGTACAATCAGGCGGACGGTGCATGTGATTCCGAGACTCGTGAATACGGTAGGAGGGTATATAGGTTTCAATGAAGCGGACGTAAAGAGGATACAGTACATAAGCAAGGCTGGTAAGCCCTTGGTCGTTTCGCCGGAGATGTTCACCGGGGATACACCGCCTATACTGGTCGATGCTCCATCGGATTATGGACAATACATTACCATCTTGCAGAACGAGCCTTACCCGATGAATGTAACATCACTGATACTGAGGCTGGTGTTGGCAGAATGATTGAATTTGTCCAGTACAAGCCGGAGCATTTAACAGAAACAGGATATGACCCTGAGATGATGATGCTGAACGATGAAAACCTGCCGGCCTACAGCGTGATAAAGGATGGTAAGGTTATAGCATGCGGCGGGGTAAGGACCTCTACAGGCGGGCTTGCTGAAGCGTGGTTCATTCACGGGGATAAATTTGAACTATATTACATTTCAGTATGCAAGAAGATAAAGAAGCTGCTGGATGAACTTGTAAGAAAATCCGGTGCGAAGGCCGTAACTGCCACCTATGGCATAGATAACGAAGTGCACAGGCGGTTTATCGAATGGATGGGATTCACGAAACCTGTGGGTATCTACTACCATCTGGACGGCGTCTATAAGGGGAAAACGTTTATGGTGGTGATGAAACCATGAGTGAAGTCGCGGTAGCTTTGCAGGCTGTTTCGTCTATAGCCCAGGGTGTGGCCCAGTACAGGGCGGCTGAGGCACAATCCGAGGCTGCCAAGGCGCAGGCTGCTGCTCTTGAATATAACGCCGACGTAAGCGCAAAGGAAGCCGAAGCTGTCCGGCAAAGGTTCTCCTACGAGGCGGCTTTGATAAGGCAGGCCGGTGCAAGGATGCTTTCAGAGCAGAGGGCTGCATATGCCTCCAGAGGGTATGCTACTACCACAGGTACGCCTTTGCATATGGTGGCCGAGACCGCCAGGAAAATAGAAACTGACAAGATGATGAAGCTATATCAGGGCGACGTAGAGGCCAGGAAACAATACTCGGCTGCCGCCCTGGAAAAGACTAAAGCCCAGTCCTTAAGAAGCACTGCCGGTTATTATACATATGTGGGCCGTACAGGTAGCCTGTTGACTATGACCACCGGTTTAGGTCAGGCATATATGACCGGCATAGATTTGGGATTGTTTGAGAACCCGTTCAAGAGTGCAGACAAGAAGAAGGAACAGGATAAAAGGAAAGGTGTAGTTATAACTCCAACGTTCCCGGTATACGAGCCTCCGTCTTTAATCAGCGGGAAACAGAAGTGAGGCGAGCTTGATGGCAAGAAGCAAGATACCTACTTACCAACCGCAAGAGTTACCGCCTGCAGATAGTGGCGAGGTAAAAACACCATACGTATTCGATGATGCGGCAAGAGCCAGGATGTATGGTGCCCAGGTACTTGAGGAAGCAGGCAAGCGCACCTATTTGCTCTCAAAAGACCTTGTCGAGAAAGCCAAGGAAGAAGCACAGCGCAGACAGGCCATAGAGTTCGCTTATTCCAAGGCACAGCTTATCCGTTCTCTCGGGGAAGCTAAATTACAGCTGGAAAACGAAGAGATAGAAAACATACCGGTACAGTGGGAAAAGTCGAAGCAAAAAGCCTACACCACTGTTAGGTCTAACATAGAAGATATAGAAGTACTGGAGGAATTCGATAAGTACTGGGAATTGGCCTCCGCGCAACATGATATAGATGTGGCTGCCTTTATAGCCAACAGGAAAAATGACAGGGCCCTTGCCCAGTGGACTGATGCCCTCGATACAGCAGCTTCAAACGGCGATGTGGATGAAATAAAACAACTGGAGACAATAGCTCCTACATGGATCGCTGAAACCAAGAAACAGGCTCTTGTAAAAGCGGCTGAAGAGGATGCCATCTTCAACAGGGAACGTGTCCTTATAATGCAAGACCCTGTCCAGTATGAAATACCTGAAGACCTGTCGCCTGAATTGCAGGCCAAATTGGTACGTGAGCGTGAGTATTTCAAGAATCGTTACGAGGAGGAATTCCGGACACGTCAAAAGGACCTGCTTGGTGACTTGCACGCTCAATATTACGCGACAGGGCGTATACCGATAACCCACCCGGAGATAGAACGGTTGTACGAAAACGGGGAAATTGACGAAAGTATGCGGATAACGATGCATAACTGGGTAGGAGCACTTGAAACTAGTCTGGCCAAACAGACTGTACCGCTCTCTCCGGAGCAAATAGCCAGTATCAGGCAGATGGCTATTTCATATGTTCTCGATCCTACCGTACATACTGCTGATGCTGCTATATTGATAGATTATCTGAAAAGTGCCGGAGACAAGAGCGTTGCAGATATCCTTGACGGGATGTTAAAGACAAGAGAATCGTTTGTTTCAAAACTCAGAGAAGGCACATTGGAAAAGAAATTAGGGGATATTAAACTTATCGATGCTAGTGAAATTTACAAAAGCTCCGAGAAATATGTCAAAAAACTTATCTCCAAAGGTGTCATAGATGAATCGCTAAGACTACCTATCCTGGAGGACTTTGTAGAGATACTTGCGTTGTGGCAAAGTTACAGGCCGCTTCCCGGGAAAGAACAATTCGATTTACAGGAATCGTTTATGAACGTGATAAACAAATATGCCACAGGAGAAAACAGGATATTCGATGTCAACAGGGATAATCATGGAACGTTGATTAAATATACATCTAACCTGTATAAGTCTTTAGGTATGCCGGATTACCAAAGGCTTGCAGAGTTTTCCTTGAATATAGGAGTCCCGACAGAAGAATTCGAGGAAGAACAGATAGGCACAATAGAGAAGACCATGCAGAATTTGTTGAATATGCTCGGGAAGTAGATGGCAGGTGCTTGTTATGGGATTAGTAGGAAGCCCGAGAGAATTAATTGAAAAACATCTTGGCCCAGACAGGACTCTTGGTGAAGACATAAATAACGTCTTCCCGTCCTTGGCGGAATCAAGGGAGCCTGTTCCCAGCAAAGAGTCGAGAAAATATATCTCTGGTTATGGAGGCCCTGTTGTAGAGGCTTATGCATTTCAGGACTCCATGATGACCTATGACCACTTGTCTGCCTTGTTCCCTAACATCAAAGACAATCTTGAGGAATTGAAAAACAAGAACATATCGCCTGATTACGCAATGCGTATCATGAGAGGCGTTATCATGGACGCCCGGGCTTCAGGTGTAAGTGACTTCGACATACAGGAAAAATTCGGCATAACACCGGAAGCCTTAGCCATGGTCAAAACTGATATCAAAGCACGTAAAGACGACCTGTATCAAGAGTTAGGTATTGATGAAAACAAGATGTCAAGAGCTTTCTATTATGCCGAGTATTTTGGCATAGACGACCCGCAGCTTGTGTTTCGTAACTTCGACGAATATGACAGTCGGTATAACAGTATCCCTAAGGAAGAGCGTGTCAAAAGGGCCAAGAATCCGATGATAGTAGCCGAGCAAGATGCTTATGAGGACTGGGTCAAGCGTAACAAGCTCTCGACGGAGCAAGAGGAATTTATAAACAGCATAAAAACCTACGCTGAAAAGGACAAATTCTACAATGTCGTCATGGTTCCTTTCTTTACAAATGCTTTCAAGATGCTTGATGCAATAGAAGGTACCATCACTTCCCGTCATCAGACTGAATGGAACCTGATGGCCGAAGCACTTGAAACAGCAGACGAAAATAAGCTCGAATGGGCTTTGAAAATGGTTTCCGGGGCCGGTCATTCCGTAGCTTCCTTTGTCCTCGTACATGCCGGGATAAGGGCCGCCATGATTGGTGCAGGGAGCCTCCTGGGGCCTATAGGGATGGCGTTGGGAGCCGCACTGTCTTTAGCCGTACCGGTCGTCCTTGAAACACTCATAGACTCAAGGGAAGTATACAGGGAAGTCTACAAAAGAACCAATAACAGCGACTTTGCAATGCAAACGGCCAGGACTCACTTCTTTATTGAGGCTTCGGCTACAGCCGCTACAGGTAAAATGGGCGTATTCGCCGAACGTGGCGGTCAGGACTTTTTGTCCAGGTTCTGGAAGAGTGCACTTGCCGAAGGCGTACAGGAAGCAGTACAGGAAGATGTAACAACTGCATTCGCTCATAACGTTCCCTTTACTGATAAAGAAGCCTTGAAGAACGCCTTGGTGGCTTTTGCGGTGTCTCTTCCCACAGCAGGCTTTGTTGGTGCTGTAAGTACCGGCAGGGGGCGTCCTGTAGTAGCCAGAGATGTCACCGAAACAATAGCCACTGAGACTGCACCGTCAAGCAGGCTTGATGTAAAAACTCCTGCTGAGACACAGGCTGAACTGGACGGGATAAGTACGGAGACTTTAGTTACAATAACCGAGCCCGTCTTGAATGAAACGTTCAAGGGAGAAGTTGCGGTTGCACAAGACCTGACTGCAGATGTAAAGCAGAATCTGGAGTTTTCCAATGAGATAGAAAACCTCAGGGAGGCTTCTGTAGAGAATATAGCTGAAAAACTTAGCTCCAAAGAATACGTGAAAGCTGTTCAGAAAGACCTGAACGATCTCGGCCTCGACATAGCCATAGACTCGAAAACCTTGAAACAGCAAGCGATGGATTATCTCACTAATCCTGAGAAGATGAACCCTATCTTCAAGAGGATTTTCGACCTTCAGATATTCGGTTCAAAGAAGAGTCCTTTTGAGAATTTTACCCTTGCTGAAATCAGGCAGATAGAGAAAAAGAGAACCCGCAGCGATATTCTGAAGTCCATACAAAAACAACGAGAAGAAGCTGTACAAAAGGGCGAAAAGGACAAAATCAAGGAACTGGACAACAAGATAAAAAAGATGTTCGACCAGTTGCTTGCGCTGAAGCGTATAGACAAACTCATAAACACAATTAATAAAAATACAACCGCAATAAGCAAAATGACCAGGGAGAATGTTAAAGCTACCTTACATCCAAGGGTGGCGATACCGCTTAATGAGATTCTTCGTGGTTTTAAGAAAACAAAAAGCAAGTCAGCAGACCAGGCAACAAGGGCAAAGACCTTGAATGAAGCCTTGGAGGCAATAGACAGGCTTAAGAAATTCGACCGAATGATATTCGCCGGTGTAGATGAAGCGAAAATAAGGTCTGCAATACAAAAAGACAATCTTGATATGTTGACCTTTGGTGAGCTGGAGGAATTTTCCAGATTTGTCGTAGCTGCCAAAAAGATAGGGTCTAATGCCCTGAAGCAAGTCACAAGTACAGTAGACATAAAGGCACAGGAGATTGCAGAAGACACTAACAAGAGAATTGACGTCCGGTTTTCCAGACAGATTGTCGAGACCGGACTGAAAAACATGCTCAAAAAGGGTGGCATGAAACAAAAAACGCTGGTCGACAATGTCTCTAAAGCTACCGGAGAGAAAGTAACCTTCAAGGATATCGTGAATGCGGTCATGAATCCTGACGCTTCTGAAAAGAGCAAGGCTATACATGAAGCTACAAGACAAGCCTTGAGCATGGGCGAGGAAGTGAACCTTAAAGGAAGGGCTATTTCCTACGCAAAGGAACCCGGGAAAATGTCATCCGTGGTCAAGGCATATCTGAATTCAACGTTAAACTTTATGCGGCTGGGAGAATATCTTACGGGTTCCAACAAGTCCATGCTGGCTGAGCTTATGGGCGATTCCATGATAGAAGCCAATGGACAATACAATCTTGAAGTAAACGAAAGAACGAGATGGCTCCAGAATAAAGTAAAGGAATTCTTTGGTAGTGTCTCTTATCTGCAAAAGAGGGTAACAATCGACGGCAAGACGTTTACGAAAAACAATCTGTTTAGCATTTATGCCTATGCAAGGCAGGCAAGAGGATACGAGGCACTCACAAGAGACAACGGCTATTCAGAAGCCTTCATAGACAAGGCTATAAGCAGCCTCAGCACCAAGGACAGGCAATTCGTAGACATGATAGTCAAGGACTTGGAAGCGCAATACGATGCTCTTGCCGAAGCCGTATTGGTAAGAACAGGCAGATTGCTTTCAAGGGAAAACTTCTATTTCAGGCTGGCGAGGTTGGCTGGTAAAACCACCATTGAAGGGACGGCTAGCGAGGACTTCGCCACGCAGTTTTTGAGAATTGAGGGCCCGGCAAGGCGTTCCATAGAAAAACAGAGAACGACTGACCCGGAGCCTAAATCTGCACTGTCGCTGGACTTTGCGGGTATATGGTCGACCACTATCGATCAACAGGCAAGGATAAAGGCTTTCAGCGAGCCTATAGGGCTTATGAGGCGTATTTTTAATGACAATGATTTACTCAATCGTATCGAAGCCGTCCATGGCAAAGGCTCAATAGAGGCCATTAACAGATATATAGATGTAGCACTTAACCCGCTGACCATGTACAGTCATGATGCTTTCGCCAGGACAATCAGAACGCTCCGGCATGCCAAAGCGTTGAATGTGCTAGTCCTTAACGGAGTCTCGATATTGAGACAGTTTCCATCAATCACACTGGCCTTGGCCCATTCCAATGCTAACGGTGTGGCAAGGGCGCTCAACAGGTTTGTGGCAGATCCGATAGGAACATGGAAACGTATCAACATGATGTCGCCTACTGTCAGGTTCAGGACATTTAACATCGTATCAAGAGAAGCCCGCTCACAAATAAGACATGCCGAAAGCGAAGTCAGACGAACTATAGCCAGGCTTGAGTACCTTAGCATGTCGCCGCAAGGATTTATAGATAGTGTCGCGGTAAGTTTGGGGTGGTTAAGTTGTTACGAAACAGCCTTAAGCAAAGGGATGGATGAAAAGTCCGCCCGGATGTATGCCGATAAGGTCATAGTCAAAACACAGCCGCAAGGGGAAGCTGTATACTTGAACAGGATGCGTACCGGTAAGGGCTTCGGTGGCGAGATTATGAGGGGGATCCTGCTTTTTACAAACCAGCTGACACAGAATTTCAATGTCGCCATCAATGATATACCAAATTCCATCAGGGACGGAGATTATGGATTAGCTATCAAACAAGCCTCAGCACTTGCGGTATCTTCCGCTTTTATAGTTGCATTGGCCGGGGCAATAGATGACGCTGCAGAATTTGGACAGGAGTTTATTCTCAATCTCATAAAGATGATGCCTTTCATAGGCAAATCAATAGAGATGGGTGCGAAGTCTACTTATTATGGAGGAACGATCCCCGGCACGGAGCTTTTTGAAAGTACCGGTACAATCCTGAAAGCCGCCGGTGAGGGTGATGTTGCGAAGATGCTCGAAGGTCTGCACAAGTTAATCATGACCAGTGCGCCTATACCTGCCGTAGCCATCAAGCGCGGCCTGAAATTCTCCGAGACCGGGGAATTGGCAGACTTGATAGGATATAAAAAGTGAGGAGGCTGTCCGATGATATTGCCTGCACATTATGATGATTTTGAACCGGTTATAATCGGATATTCGTGGGATACAAGTTTCATCTACAAGATAGGTGACGCCCCTGTTAACTTTACAGGCTATTCCATGGAGATGAGGATATTTGACAGTTTCGAGGATGGAATCCCGATTATAACACTGTCAAGCGCAACGGGTGACATAGAGCTAAATGAAGTAGGTGAAGTTTTGATAAAAATGACTCCGGAGCAGACTGCGATTATCCCACAGGGTGGCAAGTTCTATATCATAGACATGATGTTCCCGGGTGGGGTGCCAAAGTATCAAATAGTCGTAGGCAGGCTAAGGGTAATAGAAAGGGGATAACGTTATGGGAGAAAAAATCGTAATAATTGCTCAAACTGGGACACAACCGATTATAACTCCCAGATTGGCCGTAGGGCCGCAAGGGATTCCGGGCCCGGAGCTTAAAATACAGTACTCAACCGACAACTCAACGTGGCATGACACATTTCAAGCTGGAGACATATATATGCGCATATCGACGGACGGCGGGAGCACTTGGACACAGGGCTACAAGTTTATTGGTGATGATGGACAAGACGCCCCTAACGTGCTTATGCAGTTTTCGCCAGACAACGCCAACTGGCACACGGATTACCAGCAAGGCGATGCTTATGTTAGGTTCAGCAATGACAATGGCGTCACTTGGACAAACGGTGTTCCTGTTGCTGTAAACGCTGACACTCTAGACGGCTACCATGCTGGCAACGCGTCCGGTAATGTGCCGGTCAGCAACGGTACTTTGAACGTGAGTTTGAATGCCGACCTACTTGACGGCAAGCACCTATCCGAAATCGGCGCTACTGCTGATGCCTCGAACGTCTACGAGCGTGGAAGCGTGCCTGCAATTAAAGGCACCTCTGTTGCCGCTGACAGGTATACGTGGGTTTCGCCGAGTGGCGGCCTTGTCGTTGGCATTAACGGCGCAGTGTACACGCTCACGAGCCAGATCGAACTAGACTTGAGCAACCCCGCGCACTGGGATACCACATCTCCTGACTACACCGTTGCGGCAAACAGGAAAGGGAAGGATTTCTACGTCTACGCTTGCGAGCCTACGTCGGGCAATACGCCTGTTCTGTTATTGTCGGCCAACTCGACCTACCCCGCTGGCTATACGGCCGACACAAGCCGGAAAATCGGTGGCTTCCATTGTCTGTGTGAAGACGTTGGCACAATTCCCGGCCACCCGCTGTCTGATTTTGTCGCTGGTGACATTCTTCCGCTTTCAGTGTGGGATTTGAAACACCGTCCGAAATCAGCGTCACCTGAGGGGATGGTATGGTGCGCCGCCGCCAACATCTGGGTGGATATCTATCTGCAATCAGGCACAGCCGCAACCACTGCATCCGCCTATGGCGCAACGATCACGGATACTCGGACGTGGATGGATCATGTTGATGATCTCGCGGCGGTGAATAAACGTTTGCTTGACGACGGCGAATTTCAGAAAATCGCGGCAGGCGGGAATGAGGAAACAAATATTGCCGGGTCAGCAGATCCCGGGACAACCGGCGGGCACATCGATACCGCTAGCAGACGGATGATTTCTGCAATCGGCTGCGAAGATTGTGCTGGGGTGATGTGGCAATGGCTGAGCGACCAATCGTTCCGTAGCGATTACGTGTCCGGGTGGGGTTGGTACGATCTGCCCGGCGCTAAGGGATCTTTGTATAACCAAGATGGAGTAAATGGTAGAGCGGATGTGAAGCTTCGGGCGGGCGGTGATTGGGACGATGGCGCGAATTGCGGTTCGCGTTGTCGAAATGCGTCTAACCCACGCTGGACTGCGGATTCGAATCGCGGGGCGCGGGGGGCGGCGGAGCCTGTTTAGTATTTACTAGTATTTAATGTTTTGGTTTTGCGGTCTCCCCTTAGCTTCAGGCAGGCAGTAATTGGGACAATGGCACGAATTGCGGTTCACGTTGGAGGTGTCTTATTTGAGAGGGTTTCCGAAACATATAAATACGCGGCGGGATGTTGAGATTTTGCTCAATACACACCCTGCTGAGATGAAAGCGTTTTTGCAAAAGTACATCGAGGAAAGCGAAAACTGGATAAACCCCGTAAAGCTTGCAGATGGCGAAACTGGAATAGAGGACGCTACCCATTGTGTCAGAATCGATGAGAACGGCGAGCGATACCAGCTGACATGGGGATTCGACCCCGGTTGCAAGCTTGCACTGCTCGGTATATCTAAAGAAGAGGCGGAGGCGATGATTAATGGGACAACCTAGACAACCTAGCCCACTTCATATGTGGGATGGTGAAAAGTGGGTTATTGATTTAGGAAAACTGAAAGCTGAAAAAATAGCTAAGATCGCCGACTTGCGCTGGCAGGAGGAAACGGGAGGCTATATGTATAACGGTCATGAGTTTCATTCTGACCGTGAATCACAAGACCGATTCTTTCAAGCATTTATAGCAAGCATTAACGACCCGACATTTACTACTATTTGGAAGACTAAAACCGGCTGGCTTGAAATGACGGCTTCGGACTTTATAGAGCTTTACAACGAATTTCAGACATTTCTCCAAGGGCTGTATCAGAAAGAAAAGATGCTTCAAACACAAATCGAAGCGGCGACCACCATCGAAGAGTTGGAAGCTGTGGAGTGGTGATATGAATGGTCATCTCATTCCTGAGGAGGTGGTGCCGGATGCCTAGGTCGGTTGTTTGTGTAGACCCTGGACACGGCGGAAAGGACCCGGGGGCTGTCGCTTTTGATGGCTTGCAGGAGAAAGATATCGTGCTTGACATATCTCGCAAGCTGGCCGATAAACTACGATCCTTTGAACTCGACGTGGTGCTGACACGGGATGCCGATGTATACATTCCCTTGTCTGAGCGAGCGTACGCTGCCAACGAAGCAAACGCTGACCTTTTTATCTCGGTCCACACAAACGCTGTCACGTCACGTCAAGCGCATGGTTCCGAGGTGTTGGTGTATTCTCTAACGTCGCAGTCGGTACCAGTCGCTGAAGACATACTTGACAATCTTACGGAACTCGGACTACGTAACCGTGGAGTGAAGCCACGTCCTGACCTTACGGTGCTACGTCGTACGGCAATGCCTGCTGTATTGGTCGAAACGGCGTTTATCTCGTGCGACGGTGGCGTTGATTACAATATTCTGCGTTCGCAGGACGGACGCGACAAAATTGCCGACGCCATAACACGTGGTGTATTGGGTGCGTAGACGCCCATAACACATGTGTAAAACGTGCATAGAAAGGGGCATAGCGATGACAGTATCGGAAATTGAAATGCTGCGGGAAGCACTTGCGGACCTGTCGAAGCAGGTACAAGCACTTAGCGAGGACAACCGGACTTCGTTCGGTCGCATTTATGACAGACTGACAAAAATAGAAACACAAATGTCCGAGCGTGAATGTCAATTCAGAAAATTTGAAAAAGCATTGGACAATCACGAAACACGTATTCGTTCGGTCGAGGGCGAACTAGGCACGCTACGAGACGTACCAGAGCGGTTGTGGCGTGTTAGCATGAGCAACTCCAAGCTTACAGGAATGGTCATGGCTGCCGGTGGTATGGGTGGACTGGTTGCGACGTTAATCGTCAGAATATTGGGCGAATAGGTAATATAATAATCCATAAGTGCACAGACGCAAATAGAAGTCCTATAGTGTGTATAGTTTGTTTCAGGCATATAAATACACCTCTGAAGTCAACATAGATGCCCTACGGGGCGAATATGGAGGAGTTTTATAGATGGAATGGCTGAAAGAGAACCTTGAAGGCTCTGATTTACTTGCCGCACTAATTTTGGTGGCAATAGTTATTCTGTCATTAAACGGAGTCGGTGGAGAGGACCTCCCCAAAGTCGTTTTAGGTGGTCTTGTAGGTTATCTCTCCAGGAGAACAGGTGTACCAAAATGAAAAACATATTAGTAATCACTATTATTGTTGCGTTGGCCCTTGTTCTGTTTTTGGCGTTCAGGAAGAATTATTTTTATGGCCTCATAGCTTTTATCCTTGCCCTGTTTGGAGCGATTATAGGTTCTTCCGGGAAGGTCCGGGATAAGGAAGAAAAGGTCAAGCCTGTCATCAGTGACTTGAAAGAAAAAGAGAAAGAGATAAAGGAACAGCGAGAAGCCCATGACAAGGAGGTTAAGGAGATAGATGAGGCGGATTACAGTGATATGTCTATTGATGACCTTATTGCTCATGCCAATGAGCGTGAGCGCAAGCGAGGGGCCGATAAAGGTAAGTGAAGATGGCAATTACGTGATAATGCCTGTAGAGGTATTCCGGAACAGGGAGATAGACCTGATCCGCCTTGAAGCCAAGGTGCAGGCCTTGGAGAAAGCCCTTGTGGAAGAACGGGAGAGCATGGACGCATACTTGCAGAGGATGAAGGATCTCGAACGGGTGATAAACGAAGAACAGAAAGCCATGGAATTGCAGGCGTGGAAAGACAAGACAAAGTGGGGGGTTTTAGGTCTTGCAATCGGAGTGGTTATAGGCATTGCAGCAGATTGACAAGCCATACAAACATGTTATAATTAAATCGTAGCCTTTTGGATACAGGTTCCACCCCGAGGCCCCGCAGCTTCCCTCCCTGCGGGGCCTACTTTTTACCTTGTTCTAAAACAGTTTTTTCTGGCCGGGGTGGTCTTCATTTACTTCATGTTGTGGCGTCCTCTCTTTATGCAGCAAGCATATATCGCCGGAAATAGATTTGACTCCCTTCAGGCACTTCCCGTTTTCATAGAATTTACAATCCACACATTGCAGGCACAACATGTTCACCACTTCTTCTTGATTGCACCATTCTTGAGGGCCTCGTTTGTTTCGTAGTCGGTAAGGGCCAGCTTCCATTTGCCCTTTATATGCTCGAAGATGTTAAGGTTATTGAACCCTCTCGTACGACGTATATAACGGAACGGTTCAGGACGTTCCGAAGGCGCGCCATATCCTGCTTTTACCCAGTACAAATTAATATCATATACTGCGTTTTTTGTAATGTCCGGCTTCTGAGTTTTAACGTAAAGAGTCTTCCCCCTTTCGAGGGCTTTTCTTTTCTTGAGTCCGATATAACCATATTTCACGGCCAGGGCATATATAGATTGAAACGACCGGTGCGGCAGATGTGGAGCTATATCTTTACAGGCCCAGCCCTTTTCGACACAATCTTTCACGAATTCCTTTTCCCACTGTTCCCATTGTCTGGGCGGTTTATTTTTCGGCATCCTCCATCCTCCTTTTGTAGGATTCCGGCCTTTCCGGATAAGGTGTCCTGGCAAGGGCTCTGACGCTGAATAACTGAGATTCACTCTTTACGGCATTATAAGTCCTCTTGTAGACCTTCGCCAGCAAATCTTCAAGCTCGTATAACGCCTGCTGTGTTTCGTCCGGATTGCGGGTATAGTCCAAAACGGCGTAAAGGTCCATCAGGACTTCGTCTACTCTTGTAATCAATTCCTCATGCTTAGCCATCTGCTCTTCGTGATATTTGTTATAGGATTTTTTATTCTTGCCCATGTGTTACCCTCCTAGAATGGTATGTCTACCTCGTCGTTTTCAGTCTTCACCTTGTCCTCGCCCCTGATAAGCAGGGCTTTATCTATTACGAAACTGTATTCATACTGTTGCGTATTCTTGTTCTTTTTCTTCGTTACATAACACTTTATCTTGTATTGATACCCGGCTCTGACTTCCTCCTCGCAATTGAACCACACTGCTGGAAACTGGAGGCTCTGATTCTCCAAGTCCTTGAGCCATAGCCCTATGCCTCGCTCCTCTTCGCTTGACCTGTTCCGGTAAAAAAATTCTTTAGGCTCTTTAGCCACTTCCACTTCAGCAATCAACCATGCCATTGCCCATTCTTCCTCCTTTTTTTAGAGTTGAAGCCTATATCATTATCGTTGTCTTTACTCTCTCCGCCGTTTTCTTCACGTTTCCAAAATACCCACTGGGGGCATTGTTCCTCCACTACTTCCAATTCCCCGCCTTTCTCACGTAATGAAACGACCCATCCGTACCATGGACACTTCTTTGTTTCGCAATTCATCTTGCACAATTGCTCCTGCCACTTCAGCTGCCTTACTACCCTTGGGGGTATTTTGTCGTAATTGAACTCTGCGTATGGATATTTTTCTTTAAGGTATTCTATGCTCTCACGCCTGGTCTGTTCTACAAGGTCTTCGTATGAACTGTACGGGGTATGTTTTTTGATGATGTCGTCGATTACACCCCCTAACATATCTCCGACCCGCTTCATTGACTTCCCTCCTTACGTCTTTTCCTGATGTCAGAATGTTCCAGCCGTGCTTCCTGAATCGAGGGTATGGAATCTTTAGCCTTGTTTATCCGACCTTCCACTTCCTCCATCCATTTGTCACCAAGCAGGTCATGCAATACATCCAGTTTAGCCAGAAAGGTGAGCAGGTCCTCCACGGCAAGGTAATGTTTGTCACGATGACAAAATACCACCGGGAGGTATCCGTCGTAGGTGTTCATCTGGGCTTGTCTGAAGGCTTCAAACAGGTTGAGTCTTTTCCTGTTCTTGGCCTCGACGCAGTAGGGAAACTGCGCCCTGCTGCCTTCTTTTACCCATAAATCACACCCGGCAGCGGACTTGCTCCTTACATTTATATCCCCATTACTTAACCCCAGTACATTTTCTATGACCTCTCTGCACCAAAATTCAAATTGTCGGCCCTTGTTGCGGGTATACTTGGACATGACGTTACTCCTCCCAGCTTCTACCGGGGAACAGGATATCCGGCTCCAGGTATATTATGGGGATCCTGCACTCCTCGGCATGCTCCAATTCGGCCTTCATCTCCTTCGATGTATACCATTCGTCTATCACTACGACGGCCATTATGTCGCAATGTTTCAACACTTCGAGGTTATGTTCAAGCAGGTTGTCGTCTTCAATGTTGGTGCCGACCATATTTTTTACAATGTGAGTCTGAATAGCCGGGCACACTACCACGTTACCCATCCTCATCAAATGGCTTGTGACCTCGCATGCCGTGTCAAACGACAATTGCTCCTTCCACCTGTACGGTATCGACAAGTAAATTACTCCACTCATTACAATCGCCCTCCTTAATCATTTTTTATTATTTTTGCTGAATATCATTAAACCGATCATCTGCTGATCGGTATAGCAAGTCCGCCACCCTCCTTTCGCTGACCTGAAGATATGATTTGCGCCTTGCTTGCCCTCGTATACCATATCCACCCCTTTCTCTCCTAGTAAACCGTGAATGACATAGAGTCCATTTTCCACCAGCTTGATGTCGATATTTACCTTGCCCGGTATAGCGTTATAGTAACTTAGAGGTCTATTGGACAAGTGAGTGCGTTTGTGTTTATATATGGCATTAGGCGACCTTTCCATTATCTCGGCTATTTCCGACGTAGTTCTCCCTTCCCGCAAGAGTTTATGGAGTTGAGATTGCTCTTCCGGAGTCCAAGGTTTTCCACTTTTCCCTGACCGCTTTGTCTTTTTCATGGTAACACCTCCCTGCCATTTCCTTTCTGACCCCCGAAATTCAAACGCTGAGGGGTGAAACTTGTTTTGCAAGTGGTATTTATCCTCTCGGATAACTTCATTGCTCTCAGACCCTTCTATTTCAGTCTGGTATACACTAAATCGGACGTTTGCCCTTGTCCGGAGTTTTATTCCTAGCCTCGTAGGTCCCCTCGATGACCTTGGTGAAGTTGTTCTCGTACTTGAACAGCCAGTTGAACGAGAACCAGGACCGCCCGTCAGCCAGACTTTGCATGATGAAGGGGCAATCATCCCGGATATACTCGAACAAGGCTTTGAAGTCTTCGACGGTCTTCAGGTCGTCCCGCTGTTTGAGGTACTCCCGCTTTATCCACTTAGCCCGAGAAGCATTTACTTCACGGACTTTCGGAACCAGCGTCCCGGCGAAGACTTCGTTCCATGCATCGACGATTTTTTTGACCGGCACTTTCATGCTCTGCTCGCTACTCTCGTCGGCGGTTTTTTGACGAGAGTATTTATAATTATCATTCTTGTAACATTCTTGTTTATTATTAGGCGTCACCTTCATCGTTCCCTTCGTAGAGTTTTTTTCGTTACCTTCATAGCTCTCAGGATCTTGGTAAACGTCGTAGTTGACTAGCTTTACGCGAATCTTCTTCGTTACCTTCATAGTCTCTATTTTCGTTACCTTCATCGTTACCTTCGTAGAAACCTCGTCAGGATCAGCGTTTGAGCCTCGCATCCACTCCAAAATGTCCCAAATTTGTTTTTTTGACGGCACGACTTTTCTGAAGCCGATTTTGTATGTCATTGCCTTTTGAATTTCAGCGATACTTGTCACAAGCTCACCCCTCTCAAGACCGTCGTATGGCTTGTGCTGTGCCTTGAGCATCAACCACACGAAGACCTTCAGGTACAGTGGAGGCTTACGCATAACCTCGCTCTCAAGCAGTTTACGCGACAAAAGGATGTATCCTCCAGGTATTTTGCACATCAATACCACCTGTGAAAACAGGGGAGGGCTTACGCCCTACCCCTGCTGTAACTCACTTTTCCTGTGTGCTATGTCCTCCTCAAGAGCCTTTATCTGCTCTGGAGTCCACTGTTCCTTAGGGGCATCTCCGACGATCTTTTTGATGGCGTTTTTGGCATGAGGGACATTCTTGTCACATAGCTCCATATATGAACTCCATATCCACTTGAGTTTATTTGTATCGACAGTTTTAATCTGCGCATCATCGTCTTGTATGGCGTCTGTGTCTTCATCAGTGGTTAATCCAAATGCCATACAAAGGGTGTAACGTTTAGCATAGGTTAAAGCTGCTCCGTACTCCTGAATGGGGAGCATGTGACCTGAATTGCCTACAGGGGCGTTGAATGCAACGCTCTCGGAGTGTCCGGCAAGGTGAGTGACTACGCATCGCACCTCAATAGCCTTGTCGCTTTGAGCCGTCTCGTAGCGGAACGAGAACCCGTACTTTTTGAGGAGCGGTTTAAGCGTCTCGATAATGGTATCGAAAGAGGCATAACTGTACCTGACTGTACCGTCACGGTTTTTGACGACCTTGTCCTTAGGTATGGCCGGGATTTCGGTCTGTAACTCGGAAAGAGCCCGGTAATATGCTTCTCTTGCCCATTCGGCCTTCAGCTGACGCCGCATTTCGAGCAATGCACTGACGGCCTCAAGGGAATTCTCCCGTGACAAGGCTACTTCTATGAGCGGTTTTACCTCCATATCCGGCGATGTGGCCTGTACCGTAAGCGCATCATCGCTTGCCTCCAGAACCTCAATTGCCTTTGTTTCAAATGCCGCGGTTTTGGATTCCTTTCCCTTTCCCATTTTTATCCCTCCACATTGTGTTTGTCTTTTCCGTCACACAGCCCTAAAGGCTTGTAACTGCAATACCGACAGCACCAGTCAGGTATCTCACTGGTAACGTTCAGGTGCGGATATGCCCATGCCGTCTTGGGCGGTATAGATTTAGCCGAAAGGATATATTGAGCTTTATTCAATGTTTCCTTAATTACCTCTTCATCTTTGTCGAGGACCTCTATAGTGTAGTCTGCTGTATCCCTGTTAACTCCGACAATTGCGACATGGTCAAGTCCGGCAGCGTGGGCGTATATATTTACCTGTACGAAGTAGCTCAGCTTATTCTCTACCGTCCCTCCCTTAATCCAGTATTGGTAAGCCCTTGAGTTCATGCTTTTGATGTCGGCGAGGATGGGCTTGTGTTCATCGTTTTCTATTATGCAGTCAGGATGGCCCTTGATGGACCCGTCAGGCAAGGTTATCTCTATCTCCCATGCCGCCTCCTGTGATCCTTCATTCCATTGGACATTCCAGCCGTCCTCTCGTAGCCACTTTACAGCCGCCTGTTCGCTAAGGTTGCCCAAGTCGAACATCCGGAGGGTTTTTTTATCGAACACTTCCTCGATTCCCAGCGTGTTCAACCAGATGTTACGAATACATGGGAACCCTATCTTGCTGGCTCTTATAACTTTATTCATCACACACCTCCGGGCTGGTCTCTTCGTCCCTGCCGATAACCCATTCCAAGACAGCACTTTCCCGCATGCCAAGTATTTCAATTTCACCGTCCAGGGCTGATCGCATCGAGGAGACCAAGTCTTTCACTACGTAAATGGTCACATACACTTCTGGTGTGAAGTAGTTTCCAACGCAGACAAGGTAGTCTGTTGTATATTGTGCCTCCTTCCCAAGCTGGGCAATGCCGTCAACCAGCTTGTCTCCACCCCATACCGGAACGGGCAACACTTCGTCTGCGGTGAGTGCGAACCATTCTTCGTCTTGTTCGACCTCTCGTCGCAAATGGCTGATGTTGAACAGGTCGTATTCAACGTCGATCACTTTCCTTGCCTTTGCTATGCTTGGTATCCCCTTGAGCCTCTCATGCCGCCTGAATAACGCTTCTTTCAGTAACATTTTCATCCCTCCTCTTTTTCTTGTAATTCGGACTTGAGATTAGTGATCATGTAGTCAAGAGATTGAATAATCTCGATAGCCTCTCCGAGGGCCTTTCGAAGATCCTCGTTCACGTCCCGGATTCGTTCAAGGTCTGCAATTGCATGGTCTATTTCAGGACATGAATGTTGAGGTTCATCGGGAGTCCATTCTTCAAGTGCCTTAATCCAATATCCTCCCACTATTATCCCTCCTTTCCGTCATCAAGCTCCCTATACGCAAGCTCCAGCAGACAGTACCCGATTATGTCCCGGATCGTATCCTCCACGCTCTCGTCCACCTGCGGCGTATGTCCTTGTAGTAGGTTGGTGAGGCGGTAGTACTTGTCTCCAAGTCTGGCTCCGAACGACATCGGCCCCCACTCACGTCGGAGCCTGAAATAACTGTCGCCGTAGTCCGCATTTTTGCGGCTGACAATATCGGCTATTTCCTCAGCTATCCGATGGAATCTGTCATCACAGTACCTTAAATCTCCAGGTTCTTTCAACGATATAACCATTATTCTGCTCCCTCCCCTTGACCTTCCATCTCGGCAATCAGCTTTCGGATTTTTCGCTTCGCCTCAACACGCATCTGTGCATCACGCTTGTTGCTGTACTGTGAAATTTCACTCCATGTTATAGTCTCCAATGCTTCGAGAGTATCCAAAAGCACCGGTTTGATAAGGTCATCCCAGTCTCTTTTTGGTATCATGTCCTTCATCCTCCCTCCGCAATTCATTCTCAAGCTCAATAAGCTCATGCCCCATAACTGGGACGTAATTCTCGCTTTCGCTTATGGCTTCGTAAGCCTTGCAAGGTTCGGTGTCGTCAAAATCCATCGGCCACGAGTAGTAGTCGCACCAGCCGGTTAGGGCGTCCCGCCAGTGAATGCAGGAACCGCAACGCTTAATGGTCATCACCTTCTTTTGCTCGGTGCAACAGTCTCCTGCCTCGTCGGACAATGTCCAAGCCGAGATTCCCATATTCCCTGACTATTTCGTCATCATCCAATGCCCCAATTAAAGCCGGTCCAAGCATAACATCCAAAATATCAATCAGTTCTTGCTTATCCATTACACTCCACCTCCATAATTGCCTGAAATATAGGATGCGCCTGTTGTAGTTTATGCTGACTCTACAATCTGACGAACCCTTTCCGTTATCCATTCCCGGTCTTCATCGTTGGCCCTACACAATACCCACAACACAGCATGCAACACCGCCTCGAAAGCTGACTCATATGTAGTACTAAGGGCAGCTTCTATAGCATGATCTGCCATGTAATACTTCATCGTTCTGCCCCTCCTTCAACGCTTTCCTTACATCCTTCTCAGTGATCCCCAGCTTCCGGAAGAATTCGGACAGCTGGAATGACCCGCCGTCGATCGCGCATATGCCGTCATACCAGCCGTCAACATCGATCCGATTCGCCGAGTGGGTCCAAGTGACGGACATCCCATTGCTCTCATTTCCGAGGAAGATTGTTTTAGCCATCGGAAACCTCCCCTTTCGCCTTGGCAATGGCGTTTTTGAGCTTATAGAAGGCATCATTATAGGTTGACTTGCCGTAAGCCCTAGGCCATATTGTTTTTAGTTCTATGGCTAAAAATTCTTCTGCCGCCTCAAGTAGTTCATCCCGCTCGGCCTCCAGTTCCTGTATCCGCTTTGCGGCGTATGCGTTGACTGGGCTTGAGCCGTCAATCTTCAAAAGGCTAACAATCTTCTTGTCCATCGACGGGTATGTGTGCGTCATTCGTCACCTTCTTCCAGTCGTTCTGCTATCCGTTTAAGAGCCTGTTTAATCTCTCTTGCGCAGATCAGACAAAACTCCAGTTGCTCTATATCATATGTCGTCTCGATGCTGTCGTTGTACCTATCCGTCTTTAACACGAGATGATATATATCTTTCGTCTCTTTCAACTCCATACCGCATCCGTCACAAACATGAATTTCCTTTATACTCATCACTTACATTCCCCTTTCGCCTTGGCGATGATAGTGTCAATCCGCTGTAGCAACTCAACCGTGTAGGGCCAATAGTCGATACCTCCATGTCCATCCTCCCGCATGTACATTCCAAGCCCATCTTCATCGAGCCTAGTAATAGCCTTCCTACATATCTCCAACGCCTCAAGTAATTCTGGGGCGGCGGCGATCAAGCGAGCATTATCCTCACCGTTTGCGTCACTCGGCTGGAAATACCCACGATCGTGCGCCTCCCCCTCATTTGACTTCATATACAAATCACCAACGCAATCCAACGAGTTTTCGTAAGGCCAGTCTTCGGGATCATCGTAATCACTTTTACGTTCTATCACCTCAAAAAAACTTCGATCAGTCACCTTAGCTACAACAACTCCTCCACCCGAGACTTCTTCGGGGATGACTTCGCCATCCTCGGAATAGCGGTCCAGCATACCTTGTGCAACATCCATTGCTTCTTCTTTTGTCTCTGTGTAATGTGTATCGTGGTCGAAGCGGTCGTAGACAATCCAGTTGATTTTCTTAATTTTCATCGTGCGCCTCCACCTCCAAAATCTTCCTCAACCGCCCGGCCTGCCACTGTCGCTCAGCGTCCCATGCGGCGGCCCGTGCGGCGGCCCGTGTGGCGTCCCCTGCGGCCTCCCGTGCGGCCCATGCGGCGGCCCATGAGGCGTCCCGTCGTGCGGCGTACCATGCGGCCTCCTCTGCGGCGTACCATGCGGCGGCCAATTCTTCTCGTGTCGCCGCCCCCTCAGCGTACCGCCTTGCTACCTCGATGGCTTTGCGGGGGCGATCGTCAGGGTATTGCGCCTCGTATAATGGCAACACCCGCTCCGCGCAGTCACAGGCAAAAAGCCGGGCCGTGCGCTCATCCCACCCAGTGCACTCACGGGTAAGGCGACAAGTGCGGGTAACAGATTTATTGTCTTCGTGCACAATCTCGTCGCCGGGCTCAACCTCAAAAATCCGCTCACCGAGCCAATCCGGCAACTGCTCCAGCGTCACGACGTGGTAACCGTTGGCGCATGGCTCTAGAGGCCCCTCCACCTCCGGCATCCACTCGCCGGGTGTCCATGTGCCGTCGTCATTCTGTGTCGGCAGTGACCATTCCGCATCGCCGCCGTGGCAGGAACAGCCATCTTTATCCAAAGTCTTGTAATACTTTCCCATCACTCGCCACCTCCCGTCGGCTCGATAAAGCAATCCCAGCCAGACCAATTCGTAATTTCCACTAAAATTTCCGCCGCTGCTGATGCTGTGAGATTTTGAGCCAAAATAATGTTACGTGATTTTAGCTTTACGCAATATTTCATTCACTTTCACCTCCCGGTTAGTTCTCTCTATATCCTGTTTGCTCTCATTCCATAGCGGTCGACAGGTCATAATCGCCGGTCTCTTCACCGGCTGCGGCAATTTTCAACCATGCACTATGCATGGGGCAGTCGGGATCCTCCGCGTCCCCGCAAAGCAGGTCACATTGCCATGTGACGCGCTCGGACGGGAAGCCCCAAAACTCTTCAGTGTCCACACTCTTCCGCATGTGCGGGCACGCATTGCACAGCTCTTCCATTACTTCACTCTTTATCATTGCCGTTCGCCTCCTCCAGAAGTCTTTTCAGCCGCTCGGCCTGCCATTGCCGTTCGGCTGTCCTTGATGCTGCAACCCCTTCAGCTATACGTATAGTGTCTGTGAGAACCATTTGGTCTCGTGCACCCCACGCTGATAGTGCAGCCAGTACGGCGACCTGTGCTGCCCCATAGGCGTTGCCCAATGCGGCCCCCTCTGCTGCAACCTGTGCGGACTCTGCGGCGATATGTGCGGCACTCATCTCTAGTTCGGTTGCTTCGCCATTAGCGTATCTCCGGGCTGTCTCAATAGCTTTACGCGGTCTATCATCATTAGGGTACTCGGCCTCGTATAAAGGCAATACATGTTCAGCACAATCGCAAACGAATAGCCTAGCTGTGTAATCGTTCCATCCCAGGTATTCGCGTGTTAGGCGGCAAGTCCTTGTGATAATCTCGTCGCCATCATTCACGACGTCCTTGCCGGGTTCCACCTCGAATATCCGCTCGCTGAGCCACCTCGGCAATTGTTCAATACTCACGACGTGGTACCCGTTCAGACATGGCTCCAAATCGCCTTCGACCGGTGGCATCCACTCTCCGGGTGTCCAAGACCCGTCCTCATTTCGCGTCGGTAGGGACCACTCAGCCTCACCGCCGTGGCAAGAGTGGCCGTGCTTGTCCAAGACCTTGTAATATTTCACCATCACTCACTACCCCCATTCATATTTGCTCCCAATCTAAATATTTCGTAGTCAGCGGCTGGTAATCTGGACTGGCAGTTTTCCCACAGTTTGGACATTTCATTTCAGGTATAACATATTGATGGAAATAGCTATCATCGTATCCAGAACCCTCATACGTAAACCCGCAATGTTCGCACTCATAAATC